ACGATCTCTTTAACCTAAAAGGTGTTGCCATTTATTATATTGGGTATTTACCAGAAATGACTTATATAAGTCTCTTTCTATTTATCATTCTTCTTGATGAGGTTCTATTAGAGATTCAACTGAGGGGTCAAGTGCTAATAATGCTTCAATCGCACCTTGTATTTTAAGAAATTGTTCTTTTTTTACAGAAAATGTTTGTTCCAAATTTATTAATTCATTTTTTAGGTTTTCTTCTTTTTCTTTTAATTGAATTAACATCTTGTCAGGTTCCATCATGGTTAAATAATACAGGTATATTATATATTATACACTAAATAGTAAAAAAGTCAAAGTTATATGGCGTTCACTAAGATTGTTGGTGCAGGTATTCATACATTATCGAATGTACACTCCCACAATTTAAACTCATCTGGAATTATCACTGCCACAAAGTTTGTTGGGCCAATTACTGGTGCTGGTGGAGATTTTAATGCAGGTATTGTAACTGCAACAAGTTTAGACGTAAATGGAAATGGAGATATAAGTGGTAATTTAGTTCTTGGTGGAAATCTAACTGTAAATGGAACTACAACGACATTAGACACAAATTTAATTGATGTAGATAAAATAGAAGTTACAACTGCTGGTACTAATGTAGGTGTTGCAGTTACACATAATGGATCAGGAGATTTAGTTCGATTATATGATGGTTCAACACAGGTAGTTACAGTTGATGATACTGGTAAAGTTGGAATCGGAACTGATGCTCCTGAAGAAGAGTTGCACATTTTAGATAGTAATCCATCTATAAGACTTCATCATAATCCTGGAACAAACATATTTTCTCAACTTGTACAAAATGGTTCTAATCTAAAAATTAGATTGAGGAATAACACTTCTAATGGTGGTATGCACATACAAGGAAATGATGGAACAGATATAACAACCTTTGTAAGAGTTACATCAACAGGTAATGTCGGTATCGGAACTGTAACTCCTGATACACCATTACACATTTATGCAAATGATGCACAACTACTCACCGTTGAAAGAGCATCAAATGCAAATTCTAGCATAAGATATAGAAATACAATTGGAAGCATGTATGCTGGTCTAATGTCAAATGCGACTGGATTTGCAATTGATTCTGATGACAATCTAGGTGCTTCACCTATGTTCATGGTAAAACAATCAGATGGTAATGTCGCTATCGGAACTGTAACTCCAGCATCATCTTTACATATACACTCTGGAACACCAAGAATCACGATGAGTGATAGTGGAACTGGAGCTCATCATCGAATTAATGCGGACTCTTCTGTTGGTAATTTTAACTTTGATATTGATTATGATTCTATTACTTCAACTCCCGCATTTATAGTTAATATAAAAGGTAGTGAAAGACTTCGCATCACAGGTATTGGTTCAGTTGGTATCGGAACTAATAATCCCAGTCAGGAACTG